AATGGCTGCAATTATAACAGATCAAATAAGAATATTAAATGCAAAGAATTTTCTTGCAGGAGTAACTTCTACTTCTAATGCATATTATTCTTTTATTGGTCTTCCCAACCCTGCTGATATCCAAAGTGATTGGGATACTGATCCTCCTTCACCAAAAGATAATTTTGATGAAGAAGATAATTATTGGGATACAATGATTGCTTTGAAGAAGATTAATGCCACAGATGCTAGACAGGTTGTTTCTAGAAGATTGTGGACATCTGGTACTACTTACGATATGTATCGTAGTGATTATAGTAGAAGTAATACTGCAAAGGTTTCTGGTGCAACTAATTTATATGCTGCCACTTATTATGTTATAAACAGTGATTATAGAGTTTATATTTGTCTTAAAAATGGAATAGATCCAGATAACCCAAATGGAAAACCATCATTAGATGAACCAACATTTACTGATTTAGAACCTAAAAAAGCAGGTACTAGTGGTGATGGTTATGTTTGGAAGTATCTTTATACTATTAAACCAAGTGATATTGTAAAATTTGAGTCTACTGATTTTATTCCCGTTCCTACTGACTGGTCAACGAATTCAGATGTATCTTCAATACGTGATAATGCTGTAGATGGTGCAATTAAAATTGTAACTGTTACTAATCGTGGTGTTGGATTAGGAACTGCTAATAGTACCTATACCAAAGTACCTATTAAAGGTGATGGAACTGGTGCAGAATGTACTATTGTTATTAATAATGACCAGAAAGTTTCTGAAGTAACTGTTTCTACTGCAGGACAAAATTATACTTTTGGTAATGTTGATCTAGAAGGAGGTGGTGTTCCTACAGGAACAACTCGTCCAACATTTGATGTTATTATACCTCCTCCTGGTGGTCATGGAGCAGATATCTATAGGGAACTTGGTGCATATAATGTTCTTTTATATTCAAGAATTGAAAATGATGTTGAAAATCCAGATTTTATAACTGGAAATCAAATTGCTAGAGTAGGTGTTATTGAAAATCCTAAAGCAACTAGTGGATCGCTTTTATCTGCTGATAAAGCAAGTGCTGTTAATGCTTTGAGATTGTCTGGTACTGGTTATAGTTCCGCTACATTCACTGCTGATGCTGAATTTACTCAAACAATATCTGCAGGATCAACTGCTGTAGGTAGAGTTGTTAATTATGATCAAGTTACTGGAGTTTTGAAATTCTGGCAAGATAGAACTATGTCTGGATTCAACACGGTTGGAACAGCACAGACAAATCCTACTTATGGATTTAATTTAAATGAATTCACTGCCACTCCAACAAGCACTGGAAGTTTAACTATTACTCCAAGTTCTGGTTCTAATTTAGCGATAGATACCTCCTTTACAGGTGTCTCTACCGTAATAAATAGTAGGACATATTATCTTGGACAGGAGTTTACCAGTGGGGTTGCTTCACCTGAAGTTCAAAAGTACTCAGGAAATGTTGTTTATGTTGATAACAGACCTTCTATAACTAGGTCTACAAATCAAAAAGAAGATATTAAAGTTATTTTGCAGTTCTAAGTAATCATGCCACAACAAACCAATTTAAACGTATCTCCATACTTCGATGATTACTCTCCTGATAGTGATTATCATAAGGTGCTGTTTAAGCCTGGATATCCTGTACAGGCAAGAGAATTAACTGGTCTGCAATCTATATTACAGAATCAAATTGAAAAGTTTGGTCAACACTTTTTTAAAGAAGGTGCTAAAGTAATACCTGGAAATACTGGTTATACTCAGTTATATAACTGTGTGCAGTTGGATAATAATTTTCAAGGAATTCCTGTAGCTGCATATGTAGATCAATTAATTGGAACTAAAATTACTGGTTTAACATCTGGAGTAACAGCAGTTGTAGATAAAGTTATACTAGCTGAAGATTCAGAAAGAAATAATTTAACACTTTATATTAATTATTTAAAGTCTAATACTACTAATAATTCAACCAAAACTTTTAGTGATGGGGAAGAATTATCATGTAATCAAACTATTACTTCTGGACTTCTTGGTAATACTACAATTCCTGTTGGGAGTGCCTTTGCTGCAACTCTTGCAAATGAGTCAACAGCTACTGGTTCTGCTTTCCAAATTCAAGAAGGGGTATATTTTATTCATGGAAATTTTGTTAATGTAAATACAGAAACTCTTATATTAGATCAATATAGTGCTAATCCTAGTTATAGAGTTGGTTTAAATGTACAAGAACAAATAATTAATGCTGATTTAGATGAAACATTAAATGATAATTCTCAAGGATTTAATAATTATGCTGCTCCTGGTGCAGATAGATTAAAGATTAGTACTAGTCTTTTTAAAAAATCTTTAGATGATTTTGATGATGATAATTTTGTAGAATTAGGAACCATTAATAATGGTGTCTTAAAGGCTGCAACTAGACCTGGATTCGGTGTAGGTCCTAATGGTGGAGTATTTTATGAAGATCTAACAAATACTCTTGCTAGAAGAACTTATGATGAGTCTGGTGATTATACTGTTAGACCTTTTGATCTTGTTGCTTTAGATTCATTAAACAATAATACTGGAAATAGAGGAGTATTTCAGGAAGATCAATTTACTCCTGGAGGAGATACTCCATCAGATGATCTTATGCTCTATAAGGTTTCTCCAGGTAAAGCTTATGTGCGTGGATATGAATTAGAAACTTATCAACCAACTTTTCTAGATTCTCCAAAACCAAGAACAGTTAATACAATAGAAGATCAAAATATAATCTATAATACTGGTCCAACATTTAAATTAAATAACGTTTATGGATCTCCCACTGTTGGTACAGGTAATACTTATTATGTTACTCTAAGAGATCAAAGAGTTGGTGTAAGTTCTTTAAGTCCAGCTGGAAATGAAATTGGTGTTGCTAGAGTCTATGATATGTCATTGGAGTCTGGTTCTTATAATTCAGTAAGGCAACTTAATGAATGGAATATTTCTCTTTATGATGTTCAAACTACATCTAATATTACTTTAAATCAAGCTACTACTCTTTCTACTCCAACCTTTATTAAAGGTGAGAATAGTGGTGCTACTGCTTTCCTTAAAGATGCCGTTACTGCTGGAGTAGGTTTAACTATCTATGAATCTACTGGTACTTTTATTCCTAATGAAGCACTTAGTTTTAATGGTATTAAGAATGGAAGAATTGTAAAAAGTGTTGTTTCTTACACTGTTAATGATGTTAAATCAATATTCGCAACTGATGATGGAGCAGTTGGATCTGCTAAAACTTTCTCTGCTGATATTATGCAGAAGACTGAGTTTAATATTGGTATAGCAACTATATCTGGACAATCAACTGGTGTATGTACAATTACATCTCCTGTTCCTGGTTTTGTAGGTTTTGTAACAACAGGTGATTTGGTTAGTTTTACTGATAATACAAAATCTGTAGATCCTATTTACGGTAGAATAACTAGTATTACTAAGGATCCTGATAATGAATATGCTTCTACGGTTGCTATAGTTGGTGTTCATACTCAAAGTGGAATTGTTGCTGGTGATTTACCAACTGCATCAAGCACACTTCTTAATGATCTTAAAATATTAACAACAGATTTAGCACCAAATAGTGATCCTACTCTTTATACAGTACTTCCTAAAACTAATATTGCTGATATTAATTTAGATAATGCTTCTCTTTCAATAAGAAAGATATTTACTGTTAATATTGCTAGTAATAAGTTAGAATCTTCTGTTTCTTGTGGTGCTAGTGAAAGTTTCTTATCCTTTGATGAGGAAAGATATTCTTTAATTAGATCTGATGGAAATATAGAAGCTTTAGATGCTAGTGATTTCCAATTTAGTGATGTTCGTACTTTACAGATTTACAATTTAGGTTCTAATGATACTGGAGCACAGTTAATTACTACTGTTAAGCAATTAAAACCAACATCAAAACAAAAATTATTAGAAAGAGTTAGTTCTTTAATTGTTACTAAATCAACTACAGAAGGTTCTGGTATTGGTACTACTACATTTAATGATGGATTGGAATACGGTACTTTCCCATATGGTACAAGAGTTCAAGATGAAAACATTTCATTAAATACTCCTGATATTATTAACATTCATGGTATATTTGAGTCTGCTGATACAGGAAATCCATCAGCACCAAAGATGACACTTGCTTCTCTCACTAGTAATTCGACTACAACGGCTGAATTAATATTGGGTGAAAAAGTAATTGGACAAGATTCAGGTACAGTTGCAATTGTTGTAGAAAAAATTGCTAATAATGCAAATCAAATTGCTTATGTTATTAAGAATGATGAGGTGTTTAAAGAAAGTGAAGAAGTAGTTTTCAATGAATCTAATGTAAGGGGAACTATTAATTCATTAGATATGCCAAGTTTTAATATATCTAATCATTATAAATTTACTACAGGTCAAGAGTCAACCTTCTATGATTATGGTACTATAAAGAGAAAGGGGGATAGTGAGGCTCCTAAGAAGAGAATAAAAATCTATTTTGCAAGTGGATATTATGCTGCTACTGATAATGGTGATATTACCACTGTAAATTCTTACAGAGACTTTAATTATGGATCAGAAATTAGAATGGTTAATGGTGTAAGAAATTCTGATATAATTGATATTCGTCCAAGAGTTTCTGATTTTACCGTTGCTTCTACAAATACTAGATCTCCCTTAGAATTTTATGGTAGATCATTTGATGGTGCAGGTAATTCTGCTGGAAGTATTTTAGCGTCAGATGAATCTCTTAATGTTACATATTCAAATTATCTTGGAAGAATTGATAGAATTTTCCTTACTAAGGACGGAAAATTCCAGATAAAATACGGACAACCTGCAGAACAACCAGAAAGACCAAGCCCTGTAACAGATGCAATGGAAATTGCTACTATTACTTTGCCTCCATATCTCTATAATATGCAACAAGCGAGCATTCGCTTTATGGAACATAAGAGATTCCGTATGAAGGATATCAAGAAACTTGAGAATAGAATCAAGAATCTTGAGTATTATACAGCATTGTCTATTTTAGAGACAAATACTGCAAATATGTTTGTTTCTGATAATGATGGATTAAACAGATTTAAGTCTGGTTTCTTTGTAGATAACTTTAGTACTCTCAAACCACAAGAAGAGCAAGTAGATATTAATAATAGTATTGATAGAAAGAATAAGCAATTAAGACCAAAGCATTATACTAATGCTGTTGATCTAATGTTTGGTCCTGTAACTAATGTAGATCCAACTGCTGATTTAAATTTTTCTACTATAGAAGGACTTAATGTAAGAAGAGCAAATGATACAGTAACATTAGATTATTCTGAAATTGAATATATCAAACAGACATTTGCTACCAGATCAGAAAGTGTAACTCCATTCTTAATTAGTTTCTGGCAAGGAACTATGGAGTTGACTCCAGCATCTGATACTTGGATTGATACAACTAGATTAGAAGCAAAAATCATTGAAACTGAAGGTAATTTCAATGAAGTATTTAATAATGCAGTTGAAACTATGCAAGTAGATCCTCAAACAGGATTTGCACCAATAATTTGGGATTCATGGGAAACTAATTGGACAGGATCAACTACTACACAATGGACTACTGAATCTACAACAACTATTGAAAGAGGAGAAAGATGGGGTCAAGGTGGTTGGATTAATGGAGTTCAAAATGACAACCCTGCACGTTGGATAGAAACAACTACTACTAGAGTTAGTGAAGATACTGTACAAGAAACAATACAAACTGGTGTAGAAACTAGGAATGGATTGAGAACTGTTGTTAGTGAACAATGGGATAATGAATCTGTAGGAGATAGGGTTGTAAGTAGAGATCTTATTCCTTGGTGTAGAGCTAGGAATATCACTGTTACAGGTAAGAGATTTAAACCTTTAACTAGGTTATATGCATTCTTTGATGGAGAAGATGTAACTAAGTATTGTGTTCCTAAACTTTTAGAAATTACTATGAAATCTGGTACATTCCAGGTTGGTGAAAAGGTTACGGGAACAACAATTACTGCATGGAGTGGTGGACCTGGACCAAATAGAGTTTTCTATGGAAGAGTAGCACAACAAAACCATAAAGAAGGACCTTATAATTCTCCTGAGAAGATCTATCCAGAGAGTCCTTATGATGGGCAATCTATACCTGCTAATTATTCTTCTAGTTCAAGTATTTTAAATATTGATATGCTTTCTCTGTCAACGGAAGCACAAGGTGAATATTATGGTTGGGTGCAACCTAATATGACACTTAAAGGTGAAACTTCAGGTGCAGAAGCAGTTATTACTGAGGTAAGACTTATTACTGATATAGGTGCAGATATTAACGCAAGTTACTATATTCCAGATCCTAATAATACAAATCATCCTAGATTCCAAACTGGTACTAAAACATTCACTCTTGTAGATGATGTTGATAATAATCAGGATGATGCTAATACAGTGGCAGAAGAATCATATACTGCTTCTGGAACAATGGAAACTGTTCAGGAAAATATTATTTCTGTAAGGAATGCGAGACTTGAACAAAGACAAGAATTCCAGGAAAGAAATGTAAATAGATCTCTTGGAACCGAGGTAGTTGCTACTAATGTAATTGGAGAAAGAAGAGAGGATCAGGTTGTTGGATGGTATGACCCTCTAGCACAATCATTCTTAATTGAAGATAGTACTGGGGTATTCATAACCAAGTGTGATGTATTCTTCCGTTCTAAGGATGATATGGATATACCTCTAGTATTCCAGATTCGTTCTATGAAGAATGGATTCCCAACACAACATATCCTTCCTTTCTCTGAAATAGTATTAGCTCCTGAAGATATT